AAGCTAGAAACAACCTCACCGGCAGAGTTTACAAAGGATCTATCAAGGGTCTGAATGACATCCTGAGAGGCTAGTCATGACCGTAATAAACGCTGTTGACGCTACAAAGCGTGTAGAAGACCCTAATGCTGAGTATGATTCGTTACGTAGAGTTTGGCGGCGTAATCGCGCTATCTGTGGAGGAGAGCAGACAGCTAAGAATCATGATGTAGTGTTGGATGCTATCTTTTGGACAAACTTACTTATACCCTTTTCTACTTCAATGTCACCCGCTCAATATGCAATATACCGTTCTGAAGCCGAGCTTCCTGGTATTGTTGCAGAATTCATTAAGATGATGGTAGGCGGCCTACTTAGAAAAGGGCCCAGCCTTAGTATACCTAAGGTAAATAATGAAGATACCTTGAATTGGATCCTGAATGAATTTGCAGAAGATGGCACGCCATTAGCCTCTTTCTTGGATGATGCTTTAGATGAAGAGTTTCAAACAAGTAGAGCTTGGGTATATCTAGATCTTCCTGTAGTAACTGATGAAGATGCTGAAGTTGATATTAAGCCTTATCCTATTTTATACCGTGCAGAATCCATTATAAATTGGAGAACAGGCAAGGCTGCAGATGGATCTAGAATTCTTACAATGATTGTCATCAAGGGATTCGTGGAAGATTTTTCCAAAAGTGAATTTCATCCAGAATACATAGAAACTGTATGGGTTCATGATCTTGATCAAAATGGTGAATACAGGATTCGCACATATCAGGAGTCGTCGACTTCTCAGGAAAAGCTTGTAGAAGGCGGTAAAACAAAACCTCCTAGAGAAACCAAGGCTAGGAATTTTGAATTAAAGTCTATAAATGAAAACTACTTGGTGAATGGTGAGCGTCTCGATTATATCCCAGCTTGGCCTCTAAATGGTTTCATAAACCCTATTAATCCTGCTATTTCTGTACTTGTAGATAAAGAGATTGCTTTGTACAACAAACTTAGTAGAAGGAACCATTTGCTATACGGAGCATCGACATACACGCCTGTCGTTCACAGCGACATGGGCGAGGTTGAATTCGATAAGATTGTAAACAGAGGCTTGGGGTCTTGGTTATTAGTTGGAAAAGATGACAAAGTTGACACTTTAAAGACTCCTACCGAATCCTTAGCAGACATGGAAAATACGATTAGATCTAGTATAGAAGAAATTGCTAAGCTGGGTATCCGTATGTTAACTCCTGAAAATAATCAATCTGGAGTAGCTTTAGAGATTCGCAGCGCAGTACAGAACGCTAAGATTGGCGCGCTTAATCTTAGAGTTAGTAACACGATGCGTCAGATAATTGCCACAATGATCAATTGGAAAGATAAGTCAGACTTAAAGCCTAGTGACGTTCATTTCACACTTTCAGGGGACTTTAACCCAACGCCTCTAGGTGCTGATTGGCTACGGCTTGCTACTGAGTGGTATGAAAATAGAAAGATACCTCGAAGTGTATGGCTGGATATTGCTAAAGAGAATGACCTGATAAAAGGCGATTATGACGATAAGGAAGGTATGCAGGAGATCTTAAGAGACAGGCTTACGGCACCAAATGTGTCCGAAGCGGATTTCGCAGACGAACTTTAAGGAATAACCATGACTAACCTAAACACTGAGCTCTATGACAGTGCGGTCGATAGAGCAGCAATGATTAAGCTATACGAAAAACGTATTAGTAACAAAGTGTCGGTAGTCCTTGATGGTCATAAAGTATCAGTTGCAAAGCTTATCGAAGAGGCAAATTCTTCTGATGCTGGTCTCAAGAAACTAAGAAGAGCTGTGGACATTCAGCTCAGAAAAACATATGACGCTACACATAAGATTGCTCGTAGAAGTCTTCTAGATTTAGCTAGCAATCAAATATCATTCACTTATCAAAATATTGAAAGTAAGGTGGGAAGAATATGGAACACGCAAAGACCTCTACGTAGAGTAGCTGAGGACATTGTACTAAAAGATCCATTGTATAAGAATAATACGCTAGCTAATGGCTGGCAAGGTGTGGCTCTCAGTGAGCGTAAACGAATAGAACAATTGATTAGAAGAGGTGTTGCTGAAGGTAAAACAATGCAGGCAATGGCTTTAGATGTCAGAAGAGGGCGTATTCATAACATATCCCGTAATCAAGCCATGACGCTCGTTGCTACAGCAACCACTTCTGTATATGCTCAAGCGGATTTCAGTGTATACGAAGCAAATGCTGACGCAATGCGCGGTTGGGAGTATGTGGCTATCCTTGACTCTAGAACCACATCTATTTGCCAGCATAGGGACGGTAAGATCTACTCTTTAAAAGAGCGTCAATATTTGCCTCCTGCACATTGGGGCTGTAGATCTGTGTCAATTCCTATATTTAAATCTTGGGACGCACTCAAGACCTCAGAAGGATTAGCACATATACGCAAGCGTAATCTAGGGAAGCTTACCGACAAGCAAAAGAGATACTACGATGGTGCAGCTCCCGGAAGGGAATCCTATAGCGATTGGTTAAAGAGACAACCTAGGGATGTTCAATTACGTCATCTAGGGTCTGATCTTGCTGTGGATGCTTTCAGCAGCGGTAAAATTGAAGTTAGCTCTTTCACTACACCTGAAGGTAAATCTATAGGAATTAGGGATCTGGCAAGGCTAATACCTCAGAAATATAGTCCAGACCGCGCTGTAAGAGTATTTGGCACAGCAAAGGAAAAGCTAGATTCTCTGCAGCTAGGCGCATCTAGACCTGATGATCTTATAAGTTCATCAGAGTTAGCAAGTAATTTGGCAAAATATTACGAGCTTCAAGCTGGAGAGTTAAGTGGAGTACTCTCACTTGTAAACTATAGAGGTGTTCTGATAGGTAATAAGAAGGCGATGAAAAACAGGGTCTTAAAAGCCCCGCCTCGCGAAGATCAAATGATTTTCAATCCTATCACCAAGCGGTACGAAGATGCTAGAGTTTATCAAGCTGCACCTGAAGTTTTGAATAACAACTTAAGACTTATGAAGGAATCTGGGGATCTTCTAGAACGTGATAAGGAGTTCATTGCAAATATAAACATGAGACTCTCAGGGAAACTTGGAGTGAATCATAGAGCTGTTATTGTGGATAATCTACGTATTGTTTTTGCAAGGGCTCGTAAAAATAAAGACCCTTGGGTTAATTTCAAGGCGGTACTTAATAATCAAATTAAGTTTGATGTGATGAACGTTTCTGATGCAATCGAGACTTCACTTAGAACTCAAGCTAATCCTCTTAAGCGACTCTTGATTAACAATTATGTAGATCCAGTTTTAGGCGAAGTTCAGCTGGAAGACTTAGCAGAAAACTTAGTCAAAAACATCAAGGCTAAAAACTTATGGGAAAATCGCAAGGCACCGAAGATTGCCAGAAGGCTTCGGTCCATTTTTGACTATAGGATCCCATTGAAGTTAAGACGTCGTTTAAAGGAAGATGACCTGCAGCAATTTTACTTGAGGTTTGCCAACAGACTAGCCCTGGCAGACTCGCCTGATAGAGATGAGTTTGCCGTAGCTTTAGGGCGCGATTTGTATAACATGGCGAATTTCAATGGAAGTAGAAATCAGTGGTATACATTAGGTCTCAGATTGTTAGAAGCTAGAAAAGCCTCTGAGATGTTTAAATTAGAGACCTTCGGTGTACAGAAGAGACGTATGAAGTCAAAGATGAGTGGAGCCTATTTTGGTCCATATTACGATACACTGTCGTACAACCTTCGCATAGTAGACCCTTCTGTGCAAAATTACGCACAGCTTACGCGTAAGGTAGAATTGGGAATGCGGGTAGGTGTCATAAGTGATAAGCAGCGTCTTCTAGTGAGAGAGGGTTTTAAAACCTACTTTATCAGAGAGGGTCCTGGAATATACTATGACACAAGAATACCTGTTACTTCGACCAGCAGTTTTAGTACTTTTCCTGATAGTTTTATAACGAAAGATTTTGCTGATGCTTTGAACTGGGCAGGAGAATCAAGCTATAGAATTGACGGAGATTTTTATGACTTCATCAAAAACCTTTTGTATTTCAGAGATGATAAGGGTAAGGCTCAATTCTTTGACGATTTGAACGGCTACCGTGCTTATTTGGCATCACGTGGTGATACTTACGAGCGTTTTAAGGCTATGGAATGGCTGAGAAACAAAGGCCATGCTTTTTCTAATCATCCTTTTGTAGACCATCGTGCTAGAGTATACGAGCGTGGATTGATAGGACCACAGTCTGGCGAAGCATTTAGACCCTTCCTTAATACAGCTCAGGAAAAGATTCTAGGCGTTAACGGGTACAAAAATCTTAATGATCAAATAGGCGCATTCTTAGGCGGCCTTAGTGATACCCTTGAGGGTCGCTATAACAGTTTAACAGTTCTAGGTCGTCAAAAGATTGCCGAAAAATATCGTGGTGAGATGATATCAATTGGTAACAAAATGCTTCGAAACAAGCCGCAGGATATTCGTGATATTTTAACGAATAAGCTTGTATTGGAAATAGACCCTGAAGAACAAGCTAAGTTTTTCAGGTTTGCTATAGAGCTTGCGAAGATCGATAGATACTTAAGAGAGGTACCTAGTGGTACTTATGATATCTCTAGACTGAATCAATACAAAACATCCTTAGCCTTAGAACAAGACGCTTCCTCTTCGGGTGCTCAGATTATTGCCCTCACAACACGTAATAAGCAACTGGCAGGTCTTTCCAACGTAATCAATACGGATCAAAAAAGACGTCTTTATGATGAAATTGCGGCTGATACTTTTAATGATCCTCGTTTCAAAGCTATTAATGTAAAATTAGGGCTTAGTGAGAAAGACTTGAAAAAGGCTGCTAAGGCAGGTAACATGGTACAATTGTACGGAGCAGGCGCCAGAACGGTCGCTCTAAACGTTGAAGGCAAATTAGCTAAGGTTTTAGAGAAAGAAAGTGATATCTTGGTTGTAAAAGCTGCTGATAAAAACTTAGTCCTTGATCAGATTTCAGCCAGAGCCGCTAGATATAAAAAGTTTGATGAAGAGACTTATGATGAACTTATAGCCTTAAGAAAAGATGTCAAAGACGTGTTTGATAACGGATCCGTACCAGGTGATGATATTATGGAAGCTCTGTATTTCCTTGATAATAATACAAGGGAGATTCTTGATAGAATGACACGTACGTACGAAAAAGTTGTAACTCCAGCGGACTTTGCCAAAATTGCTAAAATCATGAGTGAGCATTTAGCCGAAAGAGTACCTATTCTTGAGCAATTCACAAGATACTTTGGAAGATTGGCTTCAGACTTTTTGTCGAATGCTAACCCTAAAAACTCTGCAATGGATTGGAAGTCTATCGCAAAAATTTCATTGTCTGGTAAGCGTGGCAGACAATACGTCTTACCTGACCGTGTAAATGAGTTGTTAGGTTTACCGCCTAAGAGACCTGTCAGTGAAACTTTCTTAAAGAGCATAGGTTTGTGGAAACCCAATGGAAACCTCGCTGATATCCTTCTTGGTGTAGAGGCTCCCAAAACAAGGAGAACAGGAGCAAAGTATTTTAAAATTGAACTTTTGCAGTTGAAGACGCTGAACGAGTTTGAGTTGTTTTTTGCAAATAAATTACCTAAAACGTGGACTACAGTGCCTTGGGTTAATTTTGAAAAGAAAGCTTTAGAGCAATCTTTCACACAAACATTCCAGCAACGACTTACATACCGAGACAAGGACGGTAATTGGGTTGTTAACATGCTCAATGTTCCTCAACGTACTGAAGCAACCTGGTGGGAACAGATCATCAATAAATCAGGTAAAATCTTCGATATAGCCGATTTGACAAAGGCTAGAACAGCGTTTGCGGTCAATGGTAACCATTCCAATGATGCTGTTATTGTAAAGAAGTTTCATGAGTGGGGTAGAAAGGTTAAAATTCATACTTCAACAATTCACGATGCTTTCTTCACTAATGTAGGTGACATGTTAGAGGCAAGAAGGGCTTTGAAAAAGATATACGCCGAGGCATTAAGCGTAAATGTAATTGAAGAGACTTTGAAAGAAATGCTTAATAGAGGTTTTCCTAAAGAACTCTACAAAAAGTACCGAGAAGAGGCTATTAAATTGGGTCTAATACCTGTCCCTGGTAAGTCTGTAGTAGGCGGCAAACTGCTTACAAAAGAAGACATACTCACTATAGAAGACGTTTTAGAAGAGATTACTGATAATTTTGATAATAATTACTACTGGTATGGTGTTGGCTGAGTTAAATTAACCCTTTACGATAAGGGTAATCTGTTTTTATAGTTTAAAAGGAAGAGATTGTATCTCTACAAAATTGAGTCGTACTCAAAGGAATTGAAATGTCTACCGAAAGCAATACTGGCGATACTCCGCCGGCAGATGACCTACCAGCAACCCCAGTTACACCTGATACGTCTAACAAGACCTTTTCAAAGGCTGAACTGGATGCTGCTATAGCAGAAGCGCTAAAAAATATGAAGGCCAATCTCGATAGGGCTTATGAAGAGCGCGATACGGCTAGAGCTGAAGTTGCTGTGTTTAAGCAGAAAGAACGTGAAGCAGAAATCCAACGTTTGAAAGATGAAGGAAAACACAAAGAGGCGCATGAGGCTGAATTAGCTACCCTTAGACAATCTGTAGAAGAATTGCAGAGTGTCAACCTTACACTCACTCGCGATAATTTTGTCAACAGTACTCTAAGCACCTTTGAGTTTCGTAATGATAAGGCAAGACAAATGGCCTTTCAAGAAATTACAGCCCAATTAGTGCGTGACGAAAGCGGTGAATGGCTACACAAGTCTGGTACTTCTATTGCTGATTTCTCAAAATCTTTCCGTGAAGATGAAGCTAATGCTTTCTTGTTTAAAAAGCCTGTGTCTTCTGGCAGTGGGGTGCAATCGACAACTACCAGCGCTCCCTCAACTGGAGGCAACCTCTTTGAAAAATCTTTTGAAGAAGTCGTCCGAATGGCGAGGGAGGGTAAACTTCCAAAATAAAATTTTAAAGGAATAAAAAATATGGCAACTACCGATCTTGCAGGCGCAGACGAGTACGTACTACAAGCTGTAATGGGTGCTTACTCACATGAAGCCTACACTGACGCACGAAGGCTCTCTGGTACTGGGATTGTAAGTAGCAATTCCGAAATTGACCGCAATACTGAAACTTTCATGGGTCAGCTTCGTTGGAACCAGCCGCTTAATCCGACTATCAACGTGGCGTCACTGACTGATGCTGCTGATGGGTTAACCACTGACAATACCACTGAACACCTTCGCTACATTAAGACTGTCCGCACTCACGGTGCTACTCAAGTTAACATGCAGAAGGTTGTAACGAATGTCGAAAAGCTGCAGAAGATTAGCCGAGACTTTGGGGATACCCG